GGTAAACGAACAAGGTGATGAAGTAATTATATCAATGACTACAGATCAACTTTGGACACAAAATCAAATAGCAAAAAGATGTTGGGAAGAACAAATTAAATGGACGTGGATTGAACCCGATGAGTTTCAAGACATGAAAGACAATTGGTTTAAGGATATGAAAGTTATTGATTCTTACAATGAAGGTGAAGAGAGGCTATCAGAGTTTAGTACAATCTTACATTCTTTTATTGATGAGAAAAAAGGTGCAAACGATATTACTCAAATAGATTATGGTTACGTTTATAGATGTGACAAGCTGAAAAGATATTTTTGGAATGCTACTTCATTTAAACATTATGCAAAAAGTAAATATAATAAATCTTATGAAGTAACTTTAGGTGAGATGTTAGCTAGAATGTGTGAGGAAGAAAAAGTTAAACATCCAGATAAAAAAGACACAAGTAAAAGAATTATACAATTACATAAGGGTTACCAAGGTTATACAAAAAGATGTTACTCATCTGTAATACTGTCTGAAATAGAAAAAAGAGATAACGGACAAAAGATAAATAACTTTAAACAACAGATGGGAGATAATGAGTTTAGTACAAACGAATAAACCGAATGCAGCTGATGCAATTAGAAATGATTTTGATGCGGTACAAAAGATAAAAAATAAAACATGGAAGATCTATGGTCCTCCAGGTACAGGTAAGACGCACACTTTATTAAACATAATCAAATACGGTATTGGTAAATTACATAAGGTACCAGAATATATTGCATATTGTTCCTTTACTAGAGCTGCAGCTAAAGAAGGTATGGATAGAATACTAAAAGCTTTTCCAAATAAATACAAAGAAGATTCATTTGAGTTATTTAAAACAATTCATGCAATGTGTTTGTCCAGGACAAGAGATTCTTCATTAGAAATTATAGATGAGAATAAGCATTTACCTGCATTTAGTTATTTAGAAAGAGGGGAAGAAGTACAATTAAAAGTAGGTAAGGATGAAGATGGTAAGGTTGCTATTAAAAACTACCCTATTGAGATATACGAGAGAGCTAGAAATTGCAAATTAACTTTGAAAGAAGCTTATGATGCTGATAACTCTATGAACAAAACACCTCACTGGGGAGATTTAGTAGACATAGTAGACAACTGGGTTAAGTTTAAAGAAGGTTTCTTTATGGACTTTACAGACATGATTGAAGACTTTTTAATTAAAGATTATTCATTCAAGGTAGATTATTTTATAGTAGACGAAGCACAAGATTTAACACCCTTGCAATGGGATTTTGTATATTTAATGGCTAGTAAAGCAGATACAGTTATTATTGCAGGGGATGATGATCAAGCTATTCATGAATGGAATGGTGCAAGTGTTGAGGAGTTTTTAAACTTTCCAGGAAGAACTAAGGTATTACATAAATCTAGAAGACTACCATCAAAGGTTTTAGAGTTTTCTAAAAACATAACTGACCAGATACAACTAAGACAACCAAAAGATTATATTGCTACAGGTTCTAAAGGTTACATACAAACAAACAACTTTACTTTAAAACATATAAACTTTAATGAGCATATAGATGATACCTGGATGGTATTAGCTAGGACCTTAACAGAATTAAAAGAGTTAAGAGCTTATGCTAAAGATATGGGACTATTCTTTAAGACATCATCTGGTTATCCATCTGTGAATGCTACCCATTGGAAAGCTATTGAGATATGGGATAAGTTAATGAAAGACGAAGAGATTGGTATTCAAGAAGTTGGATTGGTTTATTCTTATATTAGAAACATACAACATGGCTGGAGAAAAACAGATAATAAGAGATGGTCAAAGATAACTAAAGATAAGTTTAACTATAGATATTTACATCTTAACTGTGGACTACAAGAGGAACAGGGATCATGGACAACGGCACTAGATATAGACATTCACAATAAAAATTATATAAATAAGTTACTTGAGAGAGGAGTTAAGTCCGATAGTGTACCTAAAATTACTATCGATAAGATTCATCAAGTGAAGGGAAAAGAGGCGGATCACGTAGTTATTTGGGAACAATGTCCTAAAATATGTACTTTACAAGATAAAAATAGTAGAGAAAGAGACGCCGAATTAAGAGTTTGGTATGTAGCTGTAACAAGAGCTAAAAAAGGTGTGCATATAATTCAACCAAATAAACCATATGGACATCACATGCCATTAACAGCAATAGGAAACGGGAGATATAGAATATGACAACTAAAAATATGTTTGATGAAGCATTTCCACAAGATAAACAAATTGGCGGGAATCACTATAAGGAGTTTACCATTCAACCGTATGAATTTATTTCAAAAAATAATTTATCATTTTTTCAGGGGAACGTTGTGAAATATGTTTGTAGATATTTGAAAAAGAATGGTATAGAAGATTTAGAAAAAATTATTCATTACTGTGAATTAGAGAAAAAGAAAATGAGGGATACTAATGAAAAGAAGAAAAAATAAATGTCGTATCAAATTAGTGTAATTATGAAAAATACTGAATGGGTAACACCAAGTGAGTTTCCAGATTTATCTGAAGAATCTGAAATAGCAATTGACTTAGAGACTAGAGACGAAAACATGAAAAAGCTTGGCACTGGTTGGGCTAGGAATGATGGAGAAATTGTAGGAATTGCAGTGGCTGCAGGTTCCTTTAAAGGATACTATCCTATTAATCATCAAGGTGGTGGTAATTTACCTAGAGGTAAAGTTATTGCATGGTTTCAATCAGTTTTAAAAACAAATGCAGATAAAATATTTCACAATGCACAATACGATTTAGGTTGGATTAGAGCACAGGGTTGGGAAGTTAAAGGTAGAATTATTGATACCATGATTGCTGCAGCATTAATTGATGAGAATAGATTTAGTTATTCATTAAATGCATTAGGTTTTGATTATCTTGGAGAGATCAAAGCTGAAGACGAATTAAAAGAAGCTGCGGCCCAACGAGGACTAGATGCCAAAGCTGAACTATGGAAATTACCCGCTATGGACGTAGGTTTTTATGCAGAACAAGATGCTGCACTTACCTTAAAATTATGGAATTACTTCAAGCCTACGTTAGTTAAAGAAAATTTATTAAATGTTTGGCAACTAGAAATGGAGCTATTGCCTATACTTATAGGTATGAGAGAGACAGGTATAAGAGTAGATATAGATAAAGCGGAGATTTTGAAAAAGACTTTATTAGCTAAAGAATTAGAATTAATGAAGAAGATCAAAGGTTTAACAGGCCAAGATGTCGAGATATGGGCAGCACGGTCAGTGGCTAAAGCTTTTGACCAACAAAAAATTAAGTATGATGTTACTGAAAAATCTAAGGCACCTTCTTTTACAACTAATTGGTTGGAGAATTGCAATCACCCCCTCGCAAGGTATATAAAGGACGCCAGAGAAATAAATAAATTACATTCAACGTTTATTGACTCCATATTAAAATACGAACACAAAGGTAGAATACATGCAGAAATTAATCAACTTCGCTCTGACATGGGTGGGACTGTCTCTGGCCGTCTCTCTATGGCTAATCCTAATCTTCAACAAGTACCTGCCAGGAGCAAGGAGTATGGCAGACTTATTAGAGGCCTCTTCTTACCAGAAAAAGGATGCAAGTGGGGAAGTTTTGACTATTCACAGCAAGAACCAAGACTTGTTGTACATTACGCAGCCACAACAGATAAAGCACTAGGTGGTTTACAAGGATCACAACAACTTATAGATGCTTATCAAAATGATGACGCGGACTTTCATCAGACCGTAGCATCAATGGCTGGAATACCAAGATCACAGGCTAAAACTATTAACTTAGGAATCTTTTATGGTATGGGTTCTGGAAAATTATCTAAACAATTAGGTATATCATTCGAAGAAGCTAAAGCATTGTTAAAAGAATATGATGCCAAGGTACCTTTTGTTAAACAATTAGCAAACAGAGTAATGCAACAAGCAGAGAAGTCTGGATCAATTAAAACTTTGTTAGGACGTAAGTGTAGATTTGATAAATGGGAGCCAAAGTCTTTTGGTTTACATAAAGCTATGACTGAAAAAGAATATATTGCAGAGTATGGTAGTTTAAATTCTGCTAAAAGAGCCTTTACATACAAAGCATTAAATAGATTAATACAAGGTAGTGCAGCTGACCAAGTCAAAGCAGCGATGATTAATTGTGATAAGCATGGTCACGTACCTATGCTACAGATTCACGATGAGTTATGTTTCAGTGTAGAGACAGAAGAAGATGAAGCAGGTATAGAAAAGGCCATGGTTAATAATCCTGCAGTGGATCTGGTGGTACCTTCTAAAGTAGACAAAGCTTTGGGTGATGATTGGGGAGAAGCTACGTAATGTTTGATAAAAAAATTGCTTGGCCTAAGTACCAACTTATAGCTAAACGAATTAAAGTATTTCCAATAAATGAAATTAAAACACATCCCACGCACAACGAACACAAACAATTAATCCAAAAAGATATAGACAAGAATGGATTTTTAAATC